CTAATTAGAAAAGTTTTAAGTGATGAAACTATCGAAAAGATCAATTCTCTAAAGCCCCATCTTGTATGGGAAGATGGAAATAATAGCTTTGATGGTCCAGATGGTCTTAAGAATTGCCAGCAAGCAACACAAAATTATCCTGAAAGAGATGTAGAAAGTCTTATATTCGCGGATCTCAATAAAGACAAACAATTCCTTGGATTTACCGCAGCAGAAAAATCAACTGATATTATTATTTCTAGATATGGTGAGGGAATGTATTACCACCCTCACCATGATGTTCCAGCTTCGGGTCATTTTAGTACCACCTTATTTCTCAATGAAGGTTATGAAGGTGGTGAACTAAATTTATGGAATAATGGAGATGTTAGAAACATAAAACTTCCAACAGGATGGGCAGTTACTTATGATACTGGAGTGTGTCATTCAGTTTCTAAAGTTACAAAAGGTACCAGGGATGTAGCTATTTTTTGGACTACCAGCATGATCAAAAATGCTGCTGATAGAGATTTGCATTATAAACTCACTAGAATTTCCAATGCTATACATACTAAATATGGAGATAGTGAAGTAACAGAAAGTGTAGAAGAGGCTCAAGAAAATCCTCAATTCATGATTAAAGAAATGATCTATTCCATCATAAGGAATCATGTCAATTGATCAACTGTCCACTCCCCCCTTCGGGGGGTTTTTTCATACCTTATAATATTCAGGTAAACAAACGAAAGCCATGAAGACAGAACAGCTTCTCACCGAACTCCGTTCCAACTACAGCAGCAAAATTACAGCAGCAGATATTCGCGGGTTCTGTGCGAGCCGTGGTGTGTCTTATCCAACTGTAACCAAGAAACTTGAAGACTACAAAGTTGGTCGTGGCAAATGGGATCTTACCGTTCGGGAACAAATGGAGCAAACCTACCAAGCATCCCCTACAATTATCCCGAGCGGGAATAACGAAAACCTTATCCCCAAAAAAGATGATTCCTTCGTCAAGTTTGGTAATTTTAGCGATGTACGCAAAATTATTCAATCTCGTATCTTTTATCCCACATTCATTACTGGGCTTTCTGGTAACGGTAAAACTTTCTCTGTGGAGCAAGCTTGTGCCCAGCTTGGCAGGGAGCTGATTCGTGTAAACATTACTATTGAGACTGACGAAGATGATCTTATCGGTGGTTTTAGGCTTGTTGATGGGAATACTGCATGGCATAACGGTCCCGTCATCGACGCACTCGAACGTGGAGCAGTCCTTCTCCTTGACGAGATCGACCTGGCTTCCAACAAAATCCTCTGCCTTCAGTCCATTCTAGAAGGCAAAGGTGTGTTTCTGAAGAAGATTGGTAAGTTCATTGAGCCAGCAGCTGGTTTCAACGTAATCGCTACTGCTAATACGAAAGGTAAAGGCTCTGAAGATGGTCGTTTTATCGGCACTAACGTTCTCAACGAAGCATTCCTTGAACGTTTCCCTGTAACTTTCGAGCAGCAATATCCTACGGCTGCTATTGAGACCAAGCTTCTCCAAGGATATGCAAAGTCTCTGAATGTTGATGATCCCAAGTTCTGTAAGTATCTTGCTGACTGGGCAGAAATCATTCGCAAAACTTTCTACGATGGTGGTGTTGATGAAGTAATTTCTACCCGCCGACTTGTTCATATCATCCGTGCTTACAGCATCTGGGGCGATAAAGAAAAGGCTGTAAATGTCTGTCTGAATCGCTTTGATGAGAATACCAAACAATCTTTTCTAGAGTGCTATTCGATGGTTGATGGAGATGTGGAAACTCAATTTGATCAAACTATGGTATAATAAAAAAGTATAATTATGAATGCCTGGTCCTTATTATTTGATGAACTTGAAATGAAAAACGCCAAAGACGAAATCTTTTGGAAGTACAATGAAGGCAAGATTTTACGCGAGGTAGAATCTTATCTCTCCTCAACATACAGAGGACATTATGTAGGAGAAGAAACAAAGGTACAAACGCTCGATCTGATTGATTCTATTGGAGATTCGGAAGCATTCTGCCGCTCTAATGCTATCAAATATCTTTCCCGTTTTGGAAAGAAAGATGGTAAGAGTCGCACTGATATCCTAAAGGTTATTCATTACGCTTTTCTTCTTTATCACTTTGCTGATCTTCCATTCTCGGAAGAATCTACTGAAACTCACTCCCCAATGGGAATTTGATTTTACTGCTTTATTATGAAACTATCTGACTCCACCATTTCTATCCTAAAGAACTTCTCTTCAATCAACCAGAGCATCATTGTTGGTGAGGGCAATAAGCTCAGAACTATTTCTGTGATGAAGAACATCCTGGCTGAAGCAGAAGTTAAGGAATCTTTCCCACGAACTTTTGCGATTTATGATCTCAACGAGTTTCTAAATGGTCTATCTCTCCATGATGACTATGCTCTAGACTTCAGTAACGAAAGTTTTGTTGTAATTCGTGAAGGTCGTCGTCGTGTAAACTATCACTTCGCTGACCCCGATGTTATTGTTGCACCTCCCGATAAGAAGCTAGAGCTTCCTAGCTCTGATGTATGCTTCCAACTCGATCACACACAGCTCCTGCAGCTCGTTAAAGCCGCTTCTGTCTACAAACTACCAGATCTATCTGTTGTAAGTGAAGATGGCGTCATCAGCCTTGTAGTGCGCGATAAGAAGAATGATTCTTCTAACATCTTTTCTGTTGATGTTGGTGAATCTGATACTGATTTCACATTTAACTTCAAGGTAGAAAACACGAACAAGATTCTTCCTGGTAACTATGATGTAGTTATTTCACAGAAGCTTCTAGCCAAGTTCACTGGTCAAAAGAACGGTATTGAATATTTCATTGCACTAGAACCCGACAGCACCTTTGGTTGATTATGAATGATCGCACTGACTTTCTGTGGACTGAAAAATATCGTCCACAGAAAATTGATGAGTGTATTCTCCCAGATCATATCAAGAATACATTCAAAGAATTTGTAAAGAAGGGAGAAATCCCTCATATGCTTTTAGCAGGTCCTCCAGGAGTTGGTAAAACTACTATTGCAAAGGCTCTATGTAATGAACTCGGTGCAGATTGTTATGTAATCAATGGTTCTGATGAAGGTAGATTCCTTGATACTGTAAGGAATCAAGCCAAAAACTTTGCTTCTACAATGTCTCTTACAAGTGAAGCAAAGCATAAAGTCATTATTATTGATGAGGCTGATAATACCGGCAGTGATGTTCAGCTCTTATTGAGAGCAAACATGGAAGCTTTCTATAAAAATTGCCGCTTCATCTTCACTTGCAACTACAAAAACAAGATTATTGAACCATTGCATTCTCGTACTGCAGTAATTGAGTTTTCTTTGAAGGGAAAGGATAGGCAGCAGATTGCTGCTGCATTCTTCAAGCGCCTCAGCATGATCTTGGATAATGAAAAGATTGAGGCTGATAAAAAGGTTCTAGCAGAACTTGTACAAAAGCACTTCCCAGATTTAAGGAGAGTTCTCAATGAAGTTCAAAGATACTCTGCAAACGGTAAAATTGATACTGGAATACTTTCTACATTCACCGAAGTCAAAGTAGATGATCTCGTCAAAAATCTCAAGGAAAAGAACTTTCCTGAAGTCCGTAAGTGGATCGTTTCTAATCTGGACAATGATCCTAACGTACTTCTGCGTCGTGCTTACGATGCTCTTTACGAAGTTCTGGACGGTCCTTCCATTGCTGCTGCTGTCCTCATTGTTGCTAAGTATCAGTATCAGGCAGCATTTGTTGCCGATCAAGAGATCAACCTTTTGGCGGCTATGACTGAAATTATGGTTGAATGTAATTTCAAATAGTCTTATGAAAACAGCAGTTCTTTACACGGATGGCGGACAAGAGTCCGAACGTCTTCGACAACTACTACTGAGTCTAGATGGTGAATATCTAGAATATAATTTGGGGAAAGACTTCACTCAAAGTCAGTTTTATAAAGAATTTGGCTCTAATGCCGAATATCCCCAAGTTGCTATTGGCTCTAAACATATTGGTGGCTTGAAAGACACACTACATTATTTAAAAGATGAGGGACTAATCTAATGAATGTTAAACTAATTCGTATGGCGTCTGGTGAAGACGTTATTGCTGATCTACATGAAGATCTAACTGATATTATTGTTATCAGCAATCCTATTGTTCTAGTTCCAGCTGGTAATGGACAGATTGCATTTGCTCCATGGTCACCTGCACTAGATCCAGATCAAAAAGAAGTTGAAGTAAATCGTCGCTTCGTTGTCTATATTGCTGAGGTTAATCCTGAGATTCTAGATAACTATAAGCAGATGTTCTCTAAAATCGTAACCCCCTCCTCCGCATCTAAAAAGATTATCACCTGATGGAACTAAAAGATTGGCTTTATAGTATCAACGTATCTAAAGAACATCTAATTGAAGAAGATCCTTCATTAGAAAAGGAGTATCCTCCATACGTTATTAATAAGTGCCTTTCTGGTCAGTTAGATTCTGTTCTTTTTGCTAATGAAATGAACATGAATCATCAGCTCGATAATAGGCTCCAGTATGACTTTTTTATAAATAGTCTCAGAAAGAGAAAGCGTTTCTCTCCATGGCTACGTAAGGAATCGGTTAAAGACCTAGAAGCAGTAAAAGAATATTATAAATTCTCCTCTGAAAAAGCTGAGCAAGCTTTGAAACTCCTTACTCCTGAGCAAATCGCCCACATTCATAAAAAGTTATACAGAGGGGGACCTCCATGAATATTGATGAAAAGGGGTTGGTTGATTGGAATCCCACTCAAATGATCGAGATTTTTCTCTCCGAACCTGATGATTTTTTGAAGGTAAGAGAAACTTTAACCAGAATTGGTGTTGCTTCTCGTAAGGAAAAAAAGATTTACCAATCTTGCCATATCCTTCATAAACAAGGTAGATACTTTATTGTTCATTTTAAAGAACTATTTGCTTTGGATGGTAAGCATAGCAATATCACACTCAATGATATTCAGCGTAGAAATAGAATTGCTAAACTTCTAGCTGATTGGAATTTGATTACAATTGCTGATGAGAATGCAATTGTCGATATTGCACCTCTAAACCAAATCAAAGTCCTTGCATACAAAGAGAAAGGTGAATGGGTCCTAGAGCAGAAATATAACATTGGTGGAAAGCGTACATAAGATTAGGGGTCTCCGACCCCTTTTTTTGTGATTAGTCGTATAAATAATTGTGGATGCCTTCGGGGTCCACACATAAAAAACACGCTTTTAAAGGTGCTATGAATAGCTTAATGACTCGATACGGAGCGGCAGATCTTGGTGCGTTCCTAGAAAAAATCAATAAAAATTCAATTGGAATGGACGAATATTTTGATCGTCTGTTCAGCTTACATGAAACAACCAGTAATTATCCCCCATATAATTTAATCTCCGTGAGTAACGTAGAATCTCGTTTGGAGATTGCTTTAGCCGGATTTAAGAAAAACGAAGTATATGCTTTCACCGAGTATGGAAAACTTTTTGTCGAAGGACAAAAAGAAGACAAGGAAACAGGGGAGACGTTTGTCCACAAGGGAATGGCTCAGCGATCTTTCAAAAGAGTTTGGACACTCTCAGACGACACAGAAGTCTCAGACGTATCCTTCGAAGACGGACTCTTATCCATCACATTAAGAAAAATTGTTCCTAAGCATCATCAAAGAAGAGATTATTTATGAAAAGCTTCCAGGAGTTTATTCAATTTTGTGTAGAGCAAGCAAAGCTCACCCCAAAGGATAAGGCTTACAAGCCTAAAATTGACTGTTATGGTAAAACAGTTGATTATAAGATGGCTCCTGGTAAGAAGGTATGCGCTAAGAACACATCTGACGGCGGGGGAGACGAAGAATAAATATTATTGGGAAATCCCCAAATATCGTCGTCGCACAAAGGGCTCGCTGGCAAAATCCAGCAGAGCCCTTTTTTATGCTATAATAGGAGGAGAAAACTATGAACAACAATTACGACAGAGACATGGATTTAGAAGTAGTAGCAAACGTAAAACTTATTCTTTTGCAAAGTGGAGAGCAGATTGTTGCTGATGTAGAAGAGAGTGTAGACGGTAAGACTCTTACTCTAAAGGAGCCACGAGGTATTGTTCTCCAGTCTAGCCAAGAAGATGGAGAAACCGTAAGCAGCACTATTTCTCATGGTGAATGGTTCCCTCTATCTAAAGATAGAACTATTACAATTGCTTCAAACTACGTCGTTGCAATCACCGAACCGCTAGAATCTCTAGCTACAAGTTACGTAAGGTACATTGAACAAAATGGATGATACTACAATCAGAGTCCTGTTCCTAAAAACAGGAATGATCCTAGTCTCTAAAATTGAAGAGATTGTTGAAAGAGAGATTGGAGAGCCTGATTGTTTATTGATTGATCCTGTAGTCTTTGATGATTCTGCAGAACTTGAAAAATCAATGACTAGGTTCCCTTCCAAAAAGATTACACCAGATACTAAAATGGCTATCTCTTCAGATTGCATTTTGACTATGGTGACCCCAGATAATGTACTTCTTAGCGAATATCTAGTTGCAATCGGCTGAATGAAATTCTACACCAACGTTCAAATGTATGGTAATCAGGTCCTCCTTCGTGGATACGATGGGGGATCTCGTTTTTCTGTACGACAGAATGATTTCCAACCCACACTCTTTGTATCAACTCAAAAGAATAGTAAGTGGAAAACATTAGAAGGAGAACGAGTTTCTCTGGTAAATCCTGGTACAATTAAAGAGTGCCGAGAGTTTATCAAAAAATATGATAATGTAGAAGGCTTCAATGTATACGGAAATGAGAGATTCATCTTCCAATATATTGCTGATAATTATCCTGGTGATATTAAGTTTGATACTGCTAGGATGAAGATCCTATCACTTGATATTGAGGTTGAATCGGAAAAAGGATTCCCTGATCCTGAGTCTGCTGCTGAGGAAGTTCTTCTAATCACAGTACAGGATTACAATACTAAAAAGATTATTACTTGGGGTCAAACTAAGTGGGGTGAGTTTGAAAACAAGCAAGAGAACGTTGAGTATCGCCGCTGTAATGATGAATATCATTTATTGAATTCTTTCATCGATTGGTGGTCTTCTGATCCACCAGATGTTATTACAGGTTGGAACTTGGAATATTATGATATTCCATATCTTGTTAATAGGATGCTTCGTTTGTTTGGTGAAAAGTTTACTAAACAAATTTCTCCATGGCACCTCTTCAAGGAAGAAACTCATTATCTAAAAGGGCAAGAGAAAAAGTATTATGATATTGCTGGAATTACCCAGCTAGATTATCTCAATCTATATCAGAAGTTTACTTATAAGGCACAAGAATCATATCGCTTGGATTATATTGCAAGTGTAGAACTTGGTCAGCAAAAACTTGATCACAGTGAGTTCGAAACATTCAAAGACTTCTATACACACGGATGGCAGAAGTTTGTTGAATATAACATCATTGACGTAGAACTGGTTGACCGTTTGGAAGATAAGATGAAACTTATCGACCTTGCAATTACCATGGCGTTTGACGCAAAGGTAAATTTCCGTGATGTGTTCTATCAGGTAAGAATGTGGGACACAATCATCTACAACTATCTCCGTGAGAAGAATATTGTAATTCCTCCGAAGGCTAATGTAGATAAGGACGCCAAATATGCTGGAGCTTTCGTAAAAGAACCAAAGCCAGGTAAGTATGATTGGGTTGTGTCTTTTGACCTTAACTCACTATATCCTCACCTCATCATGCAGTATGCTATTTCCCCGGAGACTCTTGTTTCCAAGGAAGAGCTAAACAATCTGATTGTGAAGGCACAAGAGAAAGCATTAGAAGATCCAAGTCCAAGTCAAATTGGTTATCATGAAAACCTTTTAAAAAT